TAGATATTTTGATTACATTAAGATGTTACATTAAAATTTTATATAATAAAGATGTATTGGAAATAAATGAAAATATTAAAAAATATTTTGTAGATTATAATTGTATATAAAAATATTACACTATTGAAGATTTAAATTGAGACAATAAAAAATTATTTCTTTTTTGTTTTAGATTTTTTATATGTTTTAGATTTTTTATATGTTTTAGATTTTATAGATGTTTTAGATTTCTTAGAATATGGTTCTAAGTATTTTTTTGCTTCAGTATATTTTGATTGACTTTTAATAATAATTTTATTTGTGCTAATGCGTATTGTTTTAGTTTTATCATTAAAATATATGATTGGACGGTCATTTAATGGTATATTGTGTAGAATCCAATAACTTCTGCCTTTATCTCTTGAAATATAAATATAACCATCATTAATTGCAACCCAAGCTTTTTTTTGTAATATATTAGATGCATAAATATTTGCACTAATTTTACTAAATTTTAATAATTTTGTCATATATATATATCATTTTAAATCTTAAACATATATATTATAAAACCCTCAAAAAACGTCTTTTTTATTTTATTACCATTTATCATAATAAAATAAATATCCTTTAGAATGTGTGTTTTTTTTTAAATAAATATTTCTTAATTTTTTTGAATTTGGACATAAAATAAATGTCCAATTTTAATATATATGTTGAAAGTTTGAAAACCCAAGATATTTTCACTTTTTTTTTCAGTTTTACTTCGTAAAGGTAATAAATATGCTTTAAAAGCTTTTAAAAAGTTGTTACCATAAAAAAAATATATAAAAATTTAAACTATTTAGGGATTTTTTAGTCACTATATATATAATGACTTTTAGTGACAAAAAGTCCCAAAATGTCCCAAAAAATCCCACAAAATATATTTGTGAATTTTGTAACTATAATACATGCAATAAAAAAGATTACAATAAACATTTACTAACCCTTAAACATAAAAAATTATCAAATAGTGACGAAATAATGACAAATAGTGACAAAAAAGAGGATAAATCCCATAATTTTAGTTTTCATTGTTTATGTGGTAAACATTATAAATACAAACAAGGACTGTCATTTCATCAGCGCAAATGTAAGTTTAAAGACAAAGAAAGTATAGGTGAGAATTTGTCACAAGAATTTGTTTTAGATGTTATAAAAAAACAACAGGATCAAATAACAGAATTAACAAAAACAATAAAAGAAATGGCACCACTTATTAATAGTAATACTATTAACAATAATCAAAAATTTAATATAAATGTATTTTTAAATGAGCAATGTAAAGATGCAATAAATATGAGTGATTTTATAAAATCTTTAAAAGTAAATTTAGAAGAATTGGATTTTGTAAAACAAAACGGATTGACAGAAGGTATTTCTAAAACAATAATTGATAATATGAGTAAACTTAGTATATATGAGAGACCTCTACATTGTACTGATATAAAACGTGAAATATTATATATAAAAGAAGATGATAATTGGTCAAAAGACAAAAATAAAGAGAAAATAAAAGAAGCAATAAAAAAAACTTCTTCAAAAAATTATCATGCATTACAAGAATGGAAAACAATAAATCCAGATTTTTTAGATAATGATAGTAAAAAAGATTACTTTACAAAAACAATTTCAACATTAGGTAAATTAGATAATAACATTGATGATAAAATAATAAAAAATATATGTAAAGAAACCTACATTAAAGATAATAATTAATTGTAAAATCTATCAATATATTCTTGGAATGTAAATGGATTATTATTATTATTATTATTATTATTATTATTATTATTATTATTATTATTATTATTATTATTATTATTATTATTAATTTTAGTTTTGTCGTAACTAAAATTATTATCACTATTTGCAAAATCAATTTTACGCATAATTACATCTTGATTACACTTTGGAACATTCATATGACACCATCTACCTAACATATACATAGGTTCGTTTCCTTTAAAAATTTTATTAATAAAACTAGTAATTTTAGTAATTTTAGTAATTTTAGTAATATTACTAATATTGTTAATATTGTTAATAATAAATTTATTCATTATTATAAATTTATTATTAATTATATATTTTCAAATTTTTATTCAATTTTATTTGTTTTATTTGTTTTATTTTAAGCACCACACATTAAACATTCACCTTCATCATTATTACTTTTGTTTTTATTTTCAGGTTCAATAGTAAATTGTTGCGCCTGATGTTTAGCTTTTCTGCGTAAATAATATATACCTGTTTTTAATCCTGCGCGCCAACTATAAAAATGCATATTTGTCAATGCTTTAGGGTCAGGGTCTTCCATCCATAAATTTAAACTCTGTGATTGACATATAAAAGCTCCTCTATCTGCAGACATATTAATTAAATCTTTCATTGACATCTCCCAAACAATCTTATATTTATCTTTAATATTTTCTGGAACTCCTTCTATATATTGAATACTTCCTTTATTAACAATAATATTATTTTTAATATCTTCATTCCACATGTCTAATTTTATTAAATCTTCGACTAAAAACTTATTAATAACAACAAATTCACCCGCTAATGTTTTTCGCGTATAAATATTGCTAGTAATAGGTTCAATACATTCATTATTTCCCAAAATTTGACTTGTGCTTGCTGTTGGCATAGGTGCCACCAATAGACTATTGCGAATACCATATTTCATAATATTTTCCTTTAACTCACTCCAATTAAATTTATCACTTGGTTTAACATTCCACATATCAAATTGAAAATGTCCTTTGGAAATAGGTGAGCCTTTAAAAGATGAATACGACCCCATATAATCTTCATTTAGATTATCAATTTCTGCTTTTATTGGTTTATATTTGTTTAACATTTCTTGAATTTTAAGATCATCATTTTTTGCATCAGTACTTGATGCTCTAGTAACATTATATATATCATATGTTCTACAATCAGCATCATCATTAATAAAATTCCAATTATTATTCATATATTCTGTTTTTAAATATTTCAATCCTTCATTGCGTTCAGCACTCAATTCATAACTTTTTTCAAGAGACGCAAAATATATTGTTTCGAATATATTTTTATTTACTAATTTTGCATCATCACTTGTAAATGCTAAATCCATCATTATAAATGTATCTGCCAATCCTTGAACACCAATACCAATTGGTCGATGTTTAAAATTAGATAATCTTGTTTTTGATGTTGGATAATAATTTACATCAATAATATTATTTAAATTTGCTACTAATATTTTAGTAATTTCATATAATTTATTATAATCAAATGTCTTATCATCTTTCACAAACATAGGTAGTCCAATTGAAGCCAAATTACACACCGCGGTTTCATTTTTGTCTGAATATTCGATGATTTCCGTACATAAATTACTTGACTTAATAGTGCCAAGATTTTTTTGATTAGATTTAATATTTGCAGCATCTTTATATAAAATATATGGTGTTCCAGTTTCCATTTGTGAATCTAATATTTTCATCCATAAATCGCGTGCATTTATTTGTTTATTATATTGTTTTGCTTCTTCATATTTTAAAAATAAATTTTTATATTCATCTCCATATACATCGCTTAAACCAGGACATTTATCGGGGCAAAATAGTGACCATGTTTTATTACCAATTACTCTTTCCATAAAAAGATCACTAATCCATAAAGCATAAAATAGATCACGCGCTTTTGTTTCTTCATCTCCATGATTTTTTTTTAATTCTAGAAAATCTTCAATATCTGGATGATGTGGTTCTAAATATATAGCAAAACTACCATTTCTTTTACCTCCTTGATCTACATATCTTGCTGTTTTATTAAAAACTCCCAACATAGGTATTAGACCATTTGATGTTCCATTTGTTCCACGAATATGCGAACCAGAAGATCGAATATTGTGAACATGTAGACCTATTCCACCAGACCATTTTGATATTTGAGCACATTCTTTTACTGTATTAAAAATACCTTCAATAGAATCGTTTTCCATAGCGATTAAGTAACAAGAACTAAGCTGTGGACGAGGAGTTCCAGCATTAAAAAGAGTAGGAGTGGCATGAATAAAATATTTTTGAGACATATAATCGTAAGTTTCTTTAACTTTTTCCAAATTATTATTATGGATACATATAGAAACACGTAACCACATATGTTGTGGACGTTCGACAATCTCATTATTACATCTCATTAAATAAGCCCTTTCAAGAGTTTTAAATCCAAAATAGTCAAATAAATAATCGCGCTTATAATCTATAATAGAGTCAAAAAAATCTTTATTGTTTTCAACAATATTCATAATATCAGTATGAATTAATTTATAGTTTTCATTATTTACATCTTTAAAATTGTATAGAAGTTTAATTGTTTCATAAAACGATTTATTGGTATTTTTATGTAAATTAGAAATAACAATTGCGCTACCAAGTTTACTATAATCAGGATGTGTAGAAGACATAGATGCACATTGTTCAGCGGTTAATTCATCTATTTTTGTTGTTTCAATATTATCATGTAATTGATCAATTACTTTCATTGTTAAAAATGCATATGTAATATTTTGCAAGTTTAATTCTTTGCCAATAGATTTAATGCGACGTAAAATTTTATCAAATGAAATCATTTCTTTTTTTCCATTCCTTTTAATAACATGCATATCAATATTATTGGACTTATTGTTTTTCATGAAATTAATATTATATATTTTTTTATTAATATTATTTTAAATATTAATAAAAAAATATAAATTTATATAATCCTAATAACTTTTTACTTTATTTGGTTTTATACATTTTTTATATTCATCCAAACATTTATTAATTTTTGGTTGCTTAATTTCTTGTTTTTCTTTAAATATTAATTTTATATTGGCTCTTCTTTTTCTTGTTGAACTAGAAGATACTGATTGTTTTTGCTTTGGTTTAGATTTGTTTACTTTAATTGATCTAAATTTAGATAAAAATTTTCTGGTTTTCTTTTGAGACATACTTATAATATATTACAAATATATTATTTTGTATCAATATTTAAAATAAAGTCACTTTTTCGTTTATTAGTTACATTATTAGTTAAACTATTACTTAAATTATTACTTAAATTATTAGTTAAACTATTACTTAAATTATTACTTAAATTATTACTTAAATTATTACTTAAATTATTACTTAAATTATTACTTAAATTATTAGTTACATTATTAGTTACATTATTAGTTAAATTATTAGTTAAATTATTTGTATTTTCTAAATTAATTAAACATCCACTATTTGGGAAATCACTTTTTTTTTTATTTTCTTGAATTTCCAATTTATGTTTAGTTTTAATACGTTTTTTATATTCACCACTGTCTCTCTCACTTACAAGATTATTCCAAAAAGTTTCAATATAAGGTAAAATAGTATGAAACCATAATTTATTACGCAAAACAAGAATATTACTTATTTTTTCTAATTTCCAATATATTGTTTTAATAAATATTAGATCTTTATTTTTATCCATTGTTAGATTATAATAATCAATATATTGTTGACTTGAAACATCAGTTAACATAAAAGGAGCATATTCATAATGTGGTTCGCTATTTTTTAAAAATTGTAAAATTATTCCTTTATATTCTATTTCGTTATCACTAAGATAGTCTTCTTCATCAATATATTCAGTAAATTTTGTTTCTAAAAAATCACACTCATTTAAATCACAAACTTCCATCTGTAATTGCATTTGTATCCAATATTCCATCTTTGGTATCCCATCTATTTCTCTAGATACAACATTCTTTATTTCAAGCATTCGACCATATAATTCTGATTCTTCATCACATATTATACCATCAGGAGATGCCGCTATAAAACTATAATCTTTATGTGGAATGCATCCAAAATCGGTTACAGTTGTATTATTTATATATTCATAATATAATACAGAAACAGGTTCATATTTTTGTCCCCAATGTAAAGGAGAGTTGGTATTTGTAGTTTTAAACTTACTTATGTCCATAGGTTGACATTTTTCAAGTATTAATTGTGTTTGACTATAATCACTTATAAATATTTTCCAAATATTTGATGCGGTCAATGTTGAATTTCTAAATATATACCATTCGTCTGTTCTTTGTTCTGGTTGTACAATACTTGTTAAAATATTTAATTGTTTTTTTATTTTACTCTTTTGTATTTTTAAATTAATATTATTATCATTATGGTCCTTTCTAATATAACTTTTACTATAAGACCTCTTTGGGACTATGAATTTAAATACTATATTTCTTGATATTAATATACATTTATTTAAAATATTTTCAGCTTCACTATTAGAAATGTTAAAAATATTTTCTAATAAATTATTAGAAATAAATTGAGTAAACATTACTTCATAAATGTGGTCAAAAATATCATCATAAATATCTACATAAATAAATTGTGTAATATTTTCAATTAAGTACTCTTTCATTGACATCAAAATTTCATTAATAATATTTAATATATCATTGTTTTTGGAAATATTACCAATATCATATAAATTATATTTGATAATATTAAATTTTATATAACTTATATATTTATTTTCCATTAAATAATATAAAGTAATATTGTTAAGTTAGTTATAAAAATATTTATTATTTTTATCAATTTATAAAAATATTTATTTATTTTTATAAATTATTATTTATTCATGAATTTTTAATGTTTTTATTTTGTTGCGTTTATCAGGAGGGAGAGATTTAACAGTTGAAACATGTTTCTCATCCTTTTTTAATATAAAACCCCTGCTTTCTGGTTGAAAAAATAAATAAGGTATATTTTCAATAGCACCTGTCTCTTTATTATATATAACTTCTTTTGATTTTAATAAATTTTTTCTATCCAAAGCTTTAATTAAATATATTTTTAATTTATTCATTTCTTCATCTGTTAATTCAAATTTGTCTTTAGCTATTTCTTCAACAAATACATTTAATTTGGCAATTTTTTGTGTTTTATTAATTTTAATCCATATTTCTTTTTTATTTGCATTTAATTCATTTTCCAAAAAAGCTTCTACATTTTTATTATTGTTATTATTGTGTTGGTTATCATATTTTGGTCTAATATCATTACCATTCATTAACATTGTTTTATAATTAATATTTATTAATTCTTGACAGTTATCAACATTGGTTTTTTTTGTTGTTTTATTTTCTGAACCACTTTGAATATCTTTACAAGATACGTTATTAATATTACTACTTATATCATTAGACATATATATAAACATATAGTTTAGAGTTTATGTCATTTATTAAAATAGTTTAATATATAATAAAATAATATTTATGAAAAAAGTTATAATTGATAAAAAAGAAATAAATAATAATGAAAAACTATCAAAAATAAATAGTGAAAATATAAGAAAAAAAATAGAAACATACAAAGAGAAAAATGATATTTCAAATAATTCAATTTTTGAAAAAGACCAATTTGTATATATTAAAAATATATACAATAATATAATTTTCAAAGAGAGAGCACTTATAATTTCAGAATTAAAAGCTAAAATTAATTCATATAAACAACAAGATAATAAAAAAGATTTTCATGAAGAAGGTAATTATATAACATTAGATAAAACTATATTTAAATTATATGACTGCAAACTAAAATGTTATTATTGTAACAAAAATATGATGATTTTATTTGATAAAGTGAGAGATAAAGACCAATGGACTTTAGATAGAATAAATAATTATGATGACCATAATGATTTAAATACTGTTATTTGTTGTCTTGAATGTAATTTACAACGCAGAAGAAAAAATAGCGAGAAATTTAAATTTAGTAAACAATTAGAAACAAAACAATTAGTAATCAATAAAATACAATAAAATACAATATAACTTTTATAATTTTTTATTATTTCATGTAAAAGTTATATTTTTAATTTTTAATTTTTAATTTTTAATCTTCGACAGGTAAAAGGTTCTCTTTTTCCATAGATTTAATTAAACGAGTCACACCAATTCCACATCCACTACGTTTAATGAATTCTAATTCTAAATATTCATCTAATTCCGCACGTGTACGCTCTTCGCCGAAAAGTTCAAATAATTTTTGTTTATATTCTCCATTCATAATAGATTCAAATTTAGCTCTCATAACATCCTTATCTACTTCACGCTCGGCCGAACCAAAAGTTTCCATTCCAGATAAAATAACATCTACTTTATACGATGTATCATCATCTGGATTTCTACGCATATTCCAAAATGGGCTAGTAAATTCAGGGAAATTTTTAATAAACGCAACTGGAGATTTATCAGTATATAATTTTTCTTCATGTTCATGTTCTAATTCTGTTGTGCCAAATTCTTCGGCAATAGTTTTGTAATCATTTTCATAGAAGTTGTCTTTATTATAACCAAGATGAACTAATAGCTCTTTTTGAAGTTCTACTAATTCATTAATATCTCCTTTGAATTCAAATTCAAACATCGGGAAAATGACATCATGACGACCTGGAACAGGATTTGGTTCCATGCGATATGATGTAGTTACACAAAAATATCCAGCTACATCGGGTTTAGAAAGAATTTCATATTCAAGCCACATTTGGCCGGTCTGAACAAGTGGCCACACCTTACCTGTATATTGGAAAGTTTGCACATTGAATGGATCTTCGCAAGCAGCTAAGATAGAAAGACGATTTTGTGTATGAACTTCTACAAATTTTTTAGCAAGAAAAAATTCACGTAGTTTGTTAATAACATATGTAAATTTGGTACTATCAATAATTAATCCACTATTATAACATTTGTCAGAAACTCCGGCAACCATTTATATATTAATAATTTTTATTTTTTTAAATAATAATTATTAATATTAATTTTTAATTAATATTTTTTATAGTAAGCTATAAAATTAAAATTAAAATTTCTGTCTCTTGTTAATGTGTCTACAATTATCTTCATTACAATTATCTTCATTACAATTATCATTTTCATTTGCATTAACTTCAAATATTAAATTATTTGAATCATCATTATTGCGACTTGATTTAGCAGCTTCAATAATTAATGGTTTCAAAAATTCCGTCATATTATATTCTACATAATATTGTATATCTTCATTTAATTCTAAATACCATTCCGGTTTATGAATTTTTACATCTATTTTTAATGTTTGCTGATCATCTCTTCTTGGTTCAATAGTTATGTTTTTTTCACGAATTAATCGATTAATAATATTTGCAGTTTCAAGTTTAAGTTCATCACTATTATTATCATTAAACATAATATTAATATATTGTATTTTTATTTTTTATATAATATATGTCGGATATTTATTTATCAATTTTTATTACATTCTATAAATAAATGTTCCAAATATGGTTCAATTAATTTCATTAACTTATTTTGTATTTTAATGTCAAGAGTGTTAAACCATTCTGGGACCTTTATATCCAACCTATACTGAGATATATCTCTATCATAAAAAGTAACATAGCTCATATCTTCTTTTAATTTATTAAGCATTTTTGATATATAAATTGTATATGTATCATTAAAACAACAATCTTCTAATTTATCTATTAAATCATTAATATGCAATTCTGATTTATTAGATGATGTTTGATAAATATTTAATGGATTATTGCAATTTTCAATATCCATTAATTTAATAAAATATAATTTATATTAAAATATATAAATAATATTTTCATATAATCAATTTTTTCTTTTTTTAGTATTTCTTTTTTTAGTATTTCTTTTTTTAGTATTTCTTTTTTTAGTATTTCTTTTTTTAGTAATTCTTTTTCCATTAGCTCTCCTTTTTTTATTATTTTTATAAGAAGTTTCATCATCATTACTATTATAAGAATGAGCTCTTTTTGATGTTTTATTTCTTAATTTTTGAATTGCTCTATGAACATCGCTTATAATTATGGAGTCACTATCTACATAATCATTTAATTTTCTTAAAGTTTGAATACGTACACTATTATAGTGTGCATCATCATATTCGATTTGTTTATCTCTAGAAAAAAAATCACTACTTAATATATTTGTTACTTTATGATATATTGTTGATTCTGATAAAATTGGATATTTATTTTCTATCATAGATTTCACTATTTCAGGATAATGTTGAAAAAAGTTAATAGAATCGGTTCGTTTTTTATTTTTTAATCCAAAAATTCCTGTAAAACTGAACTGTTCAAATGCTTGATATAAAAATGATAAGTCATCCTGATCAAATATATATTTATATTTATCATAATATAAAATACACGCAATATGTAATGCAAAATTTGGTTTATCTTCAGAGTAAACATTATCTTTTTCATTGAGGACTTTTAATATATGCAAAAGTGATCCATGTTTTGTAAACTCCGCATCCAATATATTTAATGTTTTATCAATATTTATTTTCGTATCACTATTGTTTTTTTTACATTTAGTTATTAAATAATAAAAAAAAAAAAATGTGAAATCATCTGCATAGCTATATACTTGTAGTCTATTTATATCACTTCTTACTAATTTATATAATGACACAGCTTTTTGAAATAATTGAATTTTACTTAAAATTTTTTTTTCATCATCATTTAGACTCATTATATATATTAAAATATTAAAAATATAATGCCATATAATTTCCTTTTTTAGTAAATCCTTTTTTTTCATAAAAAGTTTCCAATGTTGGATCACAATCTAAAATTATTTTATAGCAATTATTAATTTCACATATATTTTTAACATAATTAAATAATTCTGCACCAATACCTTTTTTTCTATATTCCTCCAAAACAACAAAATCTTCTATATGACCTACTTTTCCGCCATTATGTATTATTTTTTGTTCTATGATTAATGTTATTCCGGCTATTATTTCATCTCTATCATTTAATATAAATAAAACATGGTGATTATTTGGTATTTTTTTAACAAGAGTTTTTAATGTTTCTATAGTAAAATTTTCTTTGTTAAAATTACTAAAACTAGTGTACAAATTGATTATTTGATTATAATAAAAATAGTTTAAATCTAATGATTTTATATTTATAATCATTAATAATTGTTAATTGTTAATTGTTAAATATTATAGAGTTGTTTTTATTATGTGATTAATATTATAATATTAATTAATATTTAAAAGTAATAAATAAACTTATAATAATATGTCATTTGACACACAAAATCAACTACTTTTAAGTAAACTAATGGAATTTTATAAAAAGGATGATAATTTAGATAAAATGTTAAGTATTATAAACGGAAGTTCGAAAATATCACTACGTATTGTTGATTGGTTTTCTACAAATTATTCAAAAAAAAATTATACAGTTATCATTAATGACAATAATGATAGGTTAAAAGTATATAATGACTATAAACTGAAATTAAAAGCTTATAGTAAAAAACGGTTTGATCCATTTTGTAGATGGCAAAGAATTACAATTCCATATAATAATGATTCACATATTCAAACAACAATAGGTCAATTAAATTTTTTTAAATGGGCACTTGAAAAAGGAGTAATAAAATATATAGAAAAGAACTATGACGAAATAGATTCAGATATGAACACACGTGTAACTGGTAATAAAATGAAAAATTTATCACTATCTTCAAATTCTTCAACCGAAAGCTGTGTATCTTCTGAATCATCATCTTCTAGTTCGAATAATAATACTAAAACACGAAAAAAAAGAGAAGAGCTATCATTAAATGCTTCAAGAAGTATAAAAAAGGAAGACCTTAGTATAGTTGTATCATTTAATTAAACATTATTTATAGAATGTTTATAGTTGATAGAATCTTTATAGTTAATAGAATCTTTATAGTTAATAGAATCTTTATTATTAACATTTATTATTGGAATTAAATTATAAAAAGACTGTAAATAGTAATTTAATAATATTTGAATTAAAGCCGAAACGCCTAATACAAAAGCATAATCTTGGCTATTAAAATATTGTGTGGATATATTATAATGATTTATTAGTGAATATTGTAGTTTTGAATTGGTTGAAATATAAATGTAGCTATAGAATTGAAATATATTATTTATCGTATTTAAATAATAGTAAAACAAATATAATAAAAATCCAAATTTGTTATAACTATATATTGAGATATGTGCATTTAATGAAATTAACATTATTATACTGCTTGGTGTGTTATTAAGAAAAAAAAATAAATAAAAATAATAAGCAAAATCCATAGCACTAATTATTTTAACTACGAAAGTTTTTTTTTGAAAATTTATAGCGTTGTTATAATATGTTTCATTTAAAATAATTATATTTGGTTCATAATAATCGTAATTTGTATTAGAGTCATCTAACTTTTCTATTTCTCCAATATTGTCTAACTTATTAATATTTTCTATATTTATATTACTTATATATGGATTATTTTCATTAAGTCTAGTGCAATAATATATTTCTCCATTAGGAGATTCTATTGCTATGACTTTATCTTTCATCATTTATAATATATATATAAAATTTCTCTTAATTATTTATAAATAATATTTTATATAAATACAAAATATTATTTTAATTAATGGGAAATAATTATAGTATAAATAAGGTTAATTTTGAATCTGTTCAGAAGATTATAAATAGAGATATTAAATCTCTGACTGATGACTTTATAATAATCAATACACTTGATTTAAATAAACAGGAATGTTTAATAAAAAATACTATTGAAGCAAACATGGAATCTGAAATAATAAATAATTATTTAAATAACAATAAAAAAATAAATATTTTAATATATGGTGAAAATTGTAGTGATACAAAAGTTATACATAAATATAATCAACTTTATTCTTTAGGATTTGCAAATTTATATGTATATGTTGGTGGTTTATTTGAATGGTTATTGTTACAAGATATATATGGCGATGATGAATTTCCAACTACAACTAGAATACTAGATTTATTAAATTATAAAGGTAAAAATAATATAAAATAATATATATATTTTAATTAAAATATGGAATTAGATAAAATTTTATTAGATTTGGAAGTTTTAAATCAAATAAAACAAAATGATAAATTGGGGATAATTATGGAGCCAGGTAGTAAAAAGAGAATATATGTGGATCAATATAGTTATTTATCAGGAATTACTAGAAAATATAATGGATTTAACCGAGGAGACACTATAGATTATATAGAAGAACTAGTAAATAATATTGAAAAAACGAGTTCAATAATTATTAGTGGTAATCATATTGATTATGGAGAGACATTAATAAAAGCTATTGAAAAAAGTATTATTGGACTAGAAAATTTAAAATTTGCATATTTATTGGATTCAATTATTATTGCAAGATTAATTTTACTTATAAAAAAATTACAAAATATAACAATATTAATAAAAACAGAAATATTACCTTTATCATTTAATGATATCAACAATGTAGAACATTTAGAATTAAATAATGAACCAATGTCATATGGAGAATTTGTTAAAAATGACAATACAGATGTTAAAAATAATTCGAGCAATTGTTAATTTATGATTATTTATGATTATTTATAAGAAAAAAAGTGATTTAAACGACTTTTAAAATATTATTTTATAATGGAATATTTAAAGTATTTATTTTATAATATGTCTGGATTATTAATACCTGAAACTTACAACAATCAATATTACAATCAATATAACAATCAATATAACAATCAATATAACAATCAATATAACAATCAATATAACAATCAGTATTATTACGATTTATTTGATAATATGTTAAATCGTTTCAATATTAAATTAATATTTCCATTTAAAAATACATTGGAACCATTTTATAGTGATTATCAAAATCATTATCCAGAAATGTTTAATTTTACAAGTATTTTTATATTAATAGTTTTTTTTGATCAAACATTAAAGTTGCTATTTGGTTCTACATCTAGATGGTTTCAATTACATACAATGGTAAATTCTATTGTATCCGTACGTATATTAGATGATGTTAAAAATATTATTATCAATCCACACATAGGATATAATGAATTGCAAAATAATGATATAAGTTATTATATTTTAGCACTACATATTTATCATATAATATTTTTTAAGAAACTTGGATTTTTTGATTATTTTCATCATATATTATTTGTAGGGCTTGGAATAGTACCAAGTATATTATATGTTAAATCAAATCAAATATATATGGGTTATATTGCTTGTAATGGTGTTCCAGGAATAATTGAATATATTACATTATCTCTATATAAGCACAAGAAAATTTCTTTATATATGCAAAAAAAAATTACATCTAATATGTATATATATATTAGATTACCATTGTGTATTGTTGGAGTTGTATATAACTATATTGGTTATACTATGAAATATTATAATGATAATTTATACATAACATTATATATAAATTTACTATTATATTTAAATGGTACATTTTTCACAGAATTAACATTGGACAGTTTTGGTAAAGTTAAATATAAAAATAAAGCTATAAAAAGTGAATAAAAATTATGTATAAATTTATTTACTTTTACTATATTATATGATTAATATTTCTAATAAAATCATTGGATTACTATTGTTGACACATATTAACACTTCTTTAGGATTTAATATGTTTATAAATAGACGAAACATAATAAAAAATTCAGTTTTGCTATCTAATTATAATCCCACATTATTATTACCTGAAAATGAAAATGAAAACGAAAACGAAAATGAAAACGAAAAAAAACTTATTATAGATACAGCAGAAAATTATATAAAAAAAAATCGTGAATCAAGTAATAACAATATTTTTTTTACAGGGTCGCTAACAGAAGAAACATGTTTTAAATTAAGCGCAGCATTAATAGAACACAAAAATCAAGCATTAATAAATGATAAATATCCCAATCATATTAATTTATACATACAAAGCCCTGGAGGTTCTTTGCTCCCTACTTTAGCACTTGTTGATGAAATAAAAAATCTAGAAATACCTGTATATACACATATTCGTGGTTATGCTGCTTCGGCTGCAACATTATTATCTGTTGTTGGTGCCAAAAGATTGATTTATAATAATTCAGTAATGATGATTCACGGAATTAAATTTAGTGAAGAAAATAGTGTAACCAATTTACTAGAAACAAAGGATTTGAATGACAATGTTGATTTATTTATGTCAATTATAAAAAATATATATTTAGAAAATTCTAACATAGATGAAGACACATTAAATCATATGTTTTATCATGACAAATGGATTGGTTCAAAACAGGCACTGGATTATGGTTTAGTCGATGAAATTATATAATTTTTTTTATTGCAGAATAGGCTAATTTATCTGCACACGCATTACCTATAGAATGAATATCATTAAAATTTGTATGTGATTTGATATGAAATAATTTCAAATTTGCTTCATTTTTGTATATATAATATAACTGATTGACTAAATCTTTGTTTGGTATATTTTTAGACCAGTTACTCTGATAGCATTTTTCTCCATAAGATGTTGCACATTTTATACAATATTCTGAATCAGTAACAATACAAATTTTATTATTTTTAAGGTCATCTTTAATAATTTTATATGCTTCAAGTATTGCATTTAATTCGGCGTTATTATTTGTACATTTATATTTTGGCTCATTGCATATTTTAGAAACATTTCTAATGTCATTTTCATTAAAATATATTCCGATGCCAGATATGGAATTTACTTTACCATTATTACCACATGAACCATCGGTATAAACATAATAATCCGTATCTTCATTATTATATTTAAAATAGATGTTTTCATGAATAGTGCTCTCTGAAGAATTACAGTTCAAAATATAATTTTCTGCGTCTTCTTCATTGTCAAATTTTTTATATATTGCACCCTTATAACCTAAAACTTGTTCTTTACAGTCGTTCCAAAATAAATATATACCAATATTATGACCTTTTGCCACTGCATAAAAAGACATTTTTTATATTATAAATAATTATAATATAAAAATATTTTTAAATTATAATTGATTTTTTAAATTATAATTGATTTTTTAAATTATACTAATTATTGTAATAATAGTTCCAATTATAATAATAATAACAATTATAGGGAGTAAAAAATTAAATAAATCTTTGCAAAAATCTTTACACATATCCTTACATAAATCTTTACAAAATTCTTTACTTAAATAACCTTTTTTATCATGATTAATTAATTTTGTTATATCAATATAATTAGCCATTATATAAGTATATATCACCCATTATATTTTTTTAAATTATTTGTAAAATATAATTTATATTATTATTTTATGACTAATTATTTTTATGATTTACCAATAGATATTCAAGACAAAATACACCAAGAAGTTCATAAAATTAATATGGAAGAAATAAAAAAGAAAATACTTCACAAAGTTTTAGTTCGTCTTATTAAAAAAAACAGTAGTTGGTTAGATTACCAATCTATAAGTCCAGAGTTTTGGGATTTTAATAATTGATTTATTTGAGAAAAGGGTTTTGAATTATTAAAACATGGATAAGATTTGTAATTTTTATATACACTTAGCGGAGAGGGATGGGAGGATACTACCAAACTATGTTTATCTATATTTATATTTTTAAATTTATTATGAGCAAATGCTCCCCAAGCTACAAATATTATTTTATGATCACATTTATTCAATTCATCAATTATGAATTGTGTAAATTTATTCCATAATGAAGAATGTGAATTGGGTTTACTTTCAACTACACTTAATGATGCATTTAGCAAAAGAATTCCTTGTTTTGCCCAATTTTTTAATGTTAAATCAGTTAAATCTATATTTAAATCTGACTTTAGTTCTTTAATAATATTTCGTAAAGAAGGCGGTACTTTGTTATTATTTACACCAAAACAGAGACCAGTTGCTTGATTTGGTCCGTGATATGGATCTTGGCCCAATATAACAACTTTAGTATTATTAATTTCAAAAAATTTAAAACATTCAAATATGCTTTCAACTTTAGGATAAACAATTGTTTCTTTATTATTTATTGATTCAATAATGTTATCTAATGTATTATTAGTATTATTAAAATTATTAAAAATATTTATCCACGATTCTTTTACATCAATTAAATAAGATTTGTTCATTTATTAATTTTAATAATATTATTAATTTATAATATTTATAACAATTTTTAAATATTATTAAATTATAATATTTACATATATTATAAACTATGACAGGACACGTTACTGGTAACGAAGCAGTAGACGCTAATAACAAGATAGATGACGTACAAGGATTTTCGGCTGAACCACAAATAGGATCAGAATTTACAGGTGGAAAAAAAAGAAGATCAAGTAAATCAACAAAAAAAAAAGGCGGTAACAAAAAAACAAAAGGAGGTAAAAAAGCAAAAGGAAACAAAAAAGGTACTCGCAAACACACAAAAGGTCCATCTGACTGGATAAAACATGTTAAAGCTTTCTGCAAAAAAACTGGAAAAACCTTCCCCGAAGCATTAAAAGACCCAATGTGCAAAAGAACATATAAACATTAAATTAATAAATATATTTTACTTTAAAATTAATATAAAATATATTATTGCTTATTTTAAATTTTTATACTTCAATTGTATTATATAGTGCTAATCCATCATTTGCCAAAGAATCTGCAAAATTATTATATCTACGATAAATATGCTCTATAGTAAATACATCAAAATTAGTTTTTAATTTATTTACTATTTTATGCAGTGGTCTAATCCTATCACATTTAATATTACATAAATTATTTATTTGATTTATAACTATTTTAGCATCTCCTTGAACATATAATTCTTTAATATTTAAAGAAATGGCAAAAACTAGTGCATTTATTAATGCCATATATTCAGCATAATTACTATCATATGATCTATCCAAAAATCCAGAATATTTATGTAAAACAATAGAGTCATAATATAAAACAAACCCAACTGAACCAACTCCCCACATGTCTCTATTACATGCATCAAATTGTATCAAAAACATAAATATTAGTTTAATTAATATTTATTAGTATTTATGTTTTAAATTTATTTAGAAAAACTATTATATACTCCCTGTTTATGTTGTGCTTTTTTAGTTTTATTTTTTGATGTTTTTGGTTTATTAGATTTATTTTTTTTACTTGTTAATGATGATTGTGAAGAAACACTAGAACTTGATTTATATGATTTTGAAGATGAAATATTATTATCTAATCCCATTTTTGTTGGTGCTACTATTTTATTATATTTGACATGAGCACATTTTTTATATAACATATATTCCTGTAATAAAGATGCTTTAGCAGATTTCAATCTTTCTTTTAATTCTTTTTTTAAATTCTTGGCATTACCATCATACTCTTTTAACTCATATACTTTATCTTCTAACTCCTTTATTTGTTCTAATAACTCTTTTAATTTTTCATTTAATTCATCAATTTCTTCTTTTAAATCTTCAAGACATTGTTTTTTTTCATCTTTTTCATTTTTAGAATATTTACTACATTCTTGTTTACCTTGTTTCTTAAAATCATTAAAGTCCTGTCTTTGAATTTTATATTCCGCTTTCATTTCTTTTATTTTTGCTTTTAATTTATTTATTTCATCTTTTGTTTCACTATTTAAATTATTTACTTGTTTTTTCAAAAATAAGTATTCACGAATCTCTTCATCTGAAACATTTGTTAGCAAAACGGGAACATTTATCATTATTGGTTGAGAGAATTGTGTAGCATCTTTTTCGCGATTTAAATAACTAATATATCCAGACAATTTATTTGCCAAATTTTTAACACCATTATCACTTAAAATATTATCTGAATTCATATATTGTTTCTTAAATTCTATTTTATCTGTTGTAATTTTTTCGGATTCGTTTGTTACAAATAAATTTGTTAATGAAAATAATTCCAATGGACTATTGGTGAATGGTGTAGCAGTCATAATTAATAATTTACATGAATCTTTACCAGATTTTTTATAACTATTCATTATTAATTTTTCCATAACATTTGTATCTGGTTTTTCAACTGCTTTCAAATCTCCACCATATAATTTATGTCCCTCATCAATAATTAATAATGTTTTATTTAAAATATCAGTTGAACCATTTCTCTGTTTTAATATATTATAAATCTTATTTTTTCCCAATAATAAATTACTAAATTGTTTATATGACATTGGTTCTAACCATCTATCACTTAATAACTTTTTCCTTTCATTCAATTTTTCAGGAATGGTTAATCCCAAATCTACTTCTTCTTTTAATATAGTATGGCATATTTGATCAAATATATTTTTCCATACATCACTTTTTAATGTTGTTCGTGTAATCCATAATATTGTATATCCATCTCTCTCAAAACTGGAGGATGCGGTTGCTACGCCAGTGCAAGTTTTCCCTGTTCCAACAGAATGCCACAATAATAATCCTTTATATGGAGATTCTGGACAAAAATAAGTAGACACAAATTTTTGAGTACAATTTAATTCGACATCATTGGCGGCTTTTGGTTTTTCGCCAACTTTGGCTTCACATCTGTTTTCTACTATAATTTTATCCCAAATATAATCTGGTGAACTATACTTAGTTTTTATAAAATCTCTCATGGTATTAAAGTTTAATTTACTATGTGGTATCATTGGATTATTTTTTGGAGTTTTAAGAGACCCGTTTTTTACACCAGCATAATTTATATCTTTATATTCATTTTTTAATGGATCGTCTTCTGCATCTGTCTCTCCATTTAAATCCAGATCATTTAATGTTTCACTTAAATTTTTTTTAGTTTTTTTTTCAAATATTTCAGGGACATATGCATATCGTAAAGCCCATTCATAATTAAGTTGTTTACAATAGAGATTCTCTAGTTCTCTCATATGTCTACAAAAAAATTCGCGCTGATTTGTTTTTGGAATTAATTTATTTGAATGACGATACTTTTTATAAACTTTTTTCATAAAATCTATACTAATCGGGACATCATTACTAGTTTTTTTACCACATTTTCCACTACATTTTATTACATCTATATTAAAATATTTACTTTTTCTATTAACATTTTTCATAACATCTTTTTTTGCACCTCCGCCCATTAAATAAAAGTCTTTGTCCATAAATTGTTTGTTTAAATCTTCAATATTATGAATGTTATTAGTCAAACTATAATCTACTGATAATTTTGGTGCCAATTCAAATAATTGCTTGCTTAAATTATTCATTGCTTTGTCAAAATCACTATATAACATTGTTGCATCATTGAATTTTTCAACATCTTTAAATAATAAAATGTCTTCATCTTTCTCGCCTTCTTTTGGTTTAGTTATATTATGTGTTAAAAATTTACTGCTAACTAGTGATTCACTTGTTAAACTAGGAATAGTTAAATAATAATTATAAACATATAATGGCCATCCAACTTTAGGTTGGAATTCTAAACCTTTTTGACCACATGTTCTTGTTGCTCTACCGACAGTTTGTTTTAAATCAGCTATTGTCATTGACGGTTCAAAAATATGTACATATTTTACATCAAAAAGGTCAATACCCTCTTTAAATCCACTGTCAAATATTATAAAACGCAATTTTTGTCCGTTAATATTTCCTGGTCTCGAATTGAATAAATTTAATAATTCTTTTTTTATTTTTTCATTAAATGTACTTCCAAATATGGCATTTGAACATAAAAGACCAAAATTTTTCTCACTATTATTTGGAACATCCAAATATAATTTCAATTTCTTTACTCCATCAACTTTTTTAGCATTAATTATATTATTATATCCCATTGCCGAAAAAACCGAAGCGATAATTTTTGCACCATATCCACCTTCTTTTACATCCGAAAAAATAAAATGTTTGAATTTTTTTCCATGATTTTTTTGGTCAACGCTATCTAATTCTTTAATGTTATTCATTAATTGAATAATTTTAGGTGATGCTTCATCTAAATCTTTTAAAAATTGAGTTGGTGAAAATCCTTTTTTATCAAATTTATGATAAGGATTAATTTTTGAAAAATTGGCAACTTTTCTCATACATGAAAATATTTTTGCTCTATTTTTTTTTGTTACTTTTATTGTTGTATCTTTTGGTTTATTACTTTGAGTATTACAAAAATTCTTATCTTTATAACATTCAACAATAGTATTAAATTCATCTTTTGTTACATTTTTATCATGTTCTGGATGATCTTTTTTATCAGGATGATTAACCATAATCCATCTTTTAACATTATTATCATTTAAATTGTATTTACACATAATTTTTTTACAATTAGTCATAACAAAATTATTATTATAGTATGACTATATTATAATAATAATCTGTTTAACTATAATTTATTACAATTTATTGAAAACAATAAATTTCTAATTATAAATTGGTGTTCATAGTTTGTTATTTCATAATGATCTAAATTTTTAATTATTGTATGTTTTATCTTAAAATTACGTTTTTTTAATTTATCAAATGTAAATTTTTGTAATTTTAGACTATATATATTATCTAATTCTCCACTAAAAATATAAATTCTTGTATTATTATTTTTTTTCAATTTAATATATTTATCCATATAAATTGTTTTAATACAAAATATACCACCAATTGAGTATTCTAATTTATTTAATATATTACATACTAAAGTTCCTCCTTGAGAAACACCTCCTAAATATATTTTTGAATAATCATTCAAAATTTTTACTTCATTGTTAATTATTTTAACAATTCTATTACATTGATTATTAAACTGTTTTGTATCTATTTTATCTATTCTATTTATTCCATTAAAACACGAATAATAATTATACCATGAATTAATATTATATAACTTATTTTCCGGATAATCTATATTTATTATAGGTGCATTTGGGAATATAAACTTAATATTTTTTAAATATTGTGATTGTGTATAATTATTTTTAATATATTCAATAAAATTATTGAAATAATTTGAATTACAACACATAGGGTGTAACATAATAAATGTAATTTTATGCTTATTAGCAGAGTTTATTATGTTACAATTTTTATACATATTACAATATTACTTTAATAATATAAAAAAATTGATTCTAAAATATTATAAAGTAAAATTAACAAAGCCTATTATAATATTTATGGAAATATATTTTGATACTATTACAAATAGTAAATCTACTAGATGTCAATGTAAAAATTATTTAAATAATAAAAGATGTTTAAATAAACATAAAACTCTTTATTTTATTAATAAAAAATATGTATGTAAATTCCATTTAAATCATATAACTTATGTAAACGCTTTTTGTATTCAAAGTTATTATTTTAATGTTTATAGAAACCACAAAAAATTTAAAAATATATATTTGAATTTACCATCTGATATTCAAGATAAAATAAAATATCATATACATGAATATTATTATAATGAAAAATTTAATAATTGTGTCATAAAATTAGTAAAAACGAAGTTAGATGAAAATATTTTAAAAAATATAAATTATAATAATTTAGAATATGATTTTATTAATAATAATATTGAAACTTATATTAATAATATAAGTAATTATATTAATTTATTGAATAAATATTACAAAGATTTAAAAATGAATTATAATGAATTTAATAATTATTGTAAAACTTTAAAAAAATTTGCTACTGCTATAAATATTATTGTTATTAAAAGTTATAGCATTAATAATTATACTAATAATAATATAAATATTAATAATTTAGAATTATTGATTTCACAAATAACACTTTGTGAAAATAATTTATATAATAATTATTTTAAATTTAAGTTATCTTAATTTATGAGGTTTTACCCAAAATATCAGCAAGAGCCTTATCCGCTGCTTCTGCGTCCACGTGTACAGTATCAGGATTTTTTTTTAAATAGTTATCTATTATAATATCATTTAATGCTTCGATAACATCATCTTCATCTACAGGTTTTAAATTTATATAAAATTCACGTATATATGTATCTACAAACATTTGTTCTATTTCTTCTCCACTGGGAATTATTTTCAAATCAATCAACCTTTTAATAATTTCACTTTGGCTTGTTGGAGGTAATTCCTTAAATATTTTTGCAAAAGATGAATTGTAACTTTTTATTAATAGTTCTATATTTCTTCGAATATAGTCTGTTTTTGTCGGATCTTTTTTTAATATTGACAAACGAATACGTATATGCGATATTAAATTTGTTGTATTAGACCTATTTATATAATGTTTTATTATTTTAAGCTCTTCTTCTCTTGTTATATCGAATCCATTATTCTTCTTAGCTCTAATGGCTTTCATACGGGCACCATGGATAGACCAACGTCTTTGTGCTTTTTCTCTTTCTTCAGGTTTTAATTCTTTAATAGTAGGCAGCATACGTCTAATACTCTGTTCTGCTTTATTAAATTCTTCT